GAATAAAGTCGTTCTTTTCCTTTCGAAAACCTACCTCCCGAATGGCATTGGCATAGAACGTCTGGTATGCATGATCATTGGTATCGAACTTGAAGAACGTTTTCCTCCAGTCATGACTGCCATAACTCTTAGCAAAGTCATCATTGGTCAGGACGCTGACGTGTTCTGTGCATTGAAGGTCACTGTCCTCATGCCCGTAATGGATCACCTCATGCCCCCTGTTGGTCATAGCTTTTGCAAATTTGACCACCTTCTGCGTGTATGCACAGGCATTAAACTCTTTGGATGTAACTGTGTGTGGTAACCCTAGTGCGTGGAATCTCATTTTTGTTGTTTTCATTATGTACTACTGCTGTTATGTGAAGTTATTGATTATTTTCCTTACTTTTCAGCTTGTTAATCAACGACTTCTGTTTGTTTACGTCATGCTGCAATTCGTGGATGATTTGCCGCAATTCTCTAATATGCTGCTTTTGTTGCTGAATTATACGCATCTCTGGTGTTATCTCATGCGCTTTCATAGGTTCTCTAGGATCTCGGTTAGTTTCGCTTTCATGTTATTGACTTGTTTCAAATTGTAATAGTCTTGTGCGCTCACTTCGTATGTTGAGTACCTGTGGAGGCACTTCTGGTTATCGCAGTATCTACGTCTCGAAAATCGATTGCCGAAGTCACGGCACTCCATCACATGGGTTGTAGAACTGCATTTGGGGCATAATTTGACCATTTATTGATAAACCCTATATATGGGGTATTTGAAATTTGTTGCCACTATATGGTGATTATTATCGACAACATCAGTGATTTTGTGGTTAAAATGCATTAGCAAATCGTTCGCTTATCCCACATGATCCTCTCCAGTCGCTTCGATCTGCGGTAGTCTCTCTTCTGGTTCCCTTCCTTGGATTAGCTCAATGGGTTCAGCACTTCTATCACCGATGGTGAATGTGACGTTCAATGGCTTTGCTTGTGTCGATTCGATTTCGATTTTGTCTCCGTATTGACGAGCGTTCCACTTGCCTAATAGACGGATACGAGTGTCAATTCTGACCCTCTTCTCCTGAGCATCGAGCATTGGATCATCAGCGATTCTTATGCAGTCATCAGCGATTGCGTGAGTGCCTATTTTGCGTGAGATATGAGATTTGTTGCGAAAGTCCTCGTTTGAGCATTCCCATCTCCATACTGTTGAGTAGTTTGGCATACCTTCGAGGTTACAGATGGATGAGAGTGTTTGGCCCATTGAAAGTCGTTCACAGATTTCCTCTGCGAGTTCCTCGTTGTACTCTGGTGGTCTACCCATTTTCTTGGATGGTTTAAAGCTCATATGGTGTCTGTGACTGCTTAGGTTTACGCTTTGGTAATTGTGACTTCAGTTCGTTGCTCTGCTTGGGTTTTGACTTTAACTTGCGAGAACGTGATGTTGACGCTTTCGGGGTTATCGTCTGGGATGAGGTGGGCGTATCTAATTTGATCAATGAGAGGTTTGCTTCCTCCAGCAAGGTTGTCAACGTCAAGTGTTTTTGTGGAGTAGCGTGTAATTGCGAGAGTGTACTGCGGATTGCACTTAGCAGTGCAGTCCTTGCTAGGTTCTTTTGTTTTTGGTACTTTGACCAATGGCAATTTAGGAGCGTGTTTAGTGAGGGTGTCAAGTAACCTGCGAGATGGAGGTTTATAGTCATAGTAGTAGTGTCCGTCTGGTGCGAGGGAGTATCCTTTCTCTTTGAGTTGTTCAGTTGTCCAGTTCATTGCGGGTATAGTTTTGCGTGATTGCGTGGGATTTATACCTTATCTAGCTCAATCAAGACTTTTGCTTGTATTCCTGCGTTTATGATTTGGTTGTGTGCATCATCAACGATGGTTGATGGAAAGAAAATCTCTTTCAGATCCTTGTATTTTGTTCTTACGAAGATTTCATCTGTTTCGATTTCCCCATCTTTTATGCTGGTTGTCAGTTGGAATCGTTTGGGAAGTTCATAGAGTTTGGCAGACAATGGGTTTGCCTCCATGTCGAGATCCCAGAACAAGTCGATCATGCTGTTTGCTTGCAGTACGGAGATTGTGCCATCTGGCCATTTTGCTAGGTATGTTTTCATTTGGATATTTAAAATTGTTTTAGTTTGTCTTGATCTAGTGCGTAGCCTTCTCCATGACCAAGGTTGATTATGTTCTCTGCTTTGATGAGGTCTTCTTGCCATGCCCAACCAACGAAGTCGAGTGATGGAGCGTCCACAACGCACAGGACGTACACATCAACGTCTTGGTTTACCTTGAGCGTGGACAGCAAGCGAGCGTGTGGATGCTTTGATGCCTTTATGTCGTATCTGTTGCCACTTGGCATTACGCCGTCAGCGGAACCGCTCCTTGGTGATAGACCAAGGTCAGGGAATACATTCATTAACTTTGCGAAGCCATACTCTGCCATCATTCCGATTACGTCTGCCTCTGCTCCGTCTTGGTTGCCAATCTTGGCATCCTTGACTCCATTGCTTCGTGCAATGAGTGAACGCATTCTGCCAATGAGTTGACATATCTGGATCTCGTCAGGGTTGAGTGTTAATTGCATGGTCTATCGTGATTGCTGAATGAATTTGAGTGCGATTGCCATTAGCTCAGGGTAGTCGCGCAGTGACTCTAGGTAGGATTGGAACATATCATCGATAGCCTGTTCAGCGAACGGGTCAGGAATGATCTCAGCTTTGACCTGTGCCTCCTCCAGATCCTTGTTGGCTGCCCGTAGTGCAAATATAGCAGCGGAGCAGAATACGGACAATTGTGCGGCAATGGAGCGATAGTCCTTGTTGCACTCTTTGAGTCGTTCTACCTCGGACGTGTATGGTGTTTCGCTCATATTAATATTTATAGAATGGATTTAGTGGGTTGGGTTTACTGACTTTATTATCACTGGAAGCATTCCTTATGAATTCCACATAGTATTCTTTAGCGCACTTTAGTGCCTCGTCTCGTTCCAACTCTGCTCTTGCTGCCATCTCAACAGCACACCTCCACTTGTTCTCCCATCCCACAATAGTACCTCTTAATCTCGCATTCGTCTCCTTCAAAACTTTTTTGTATGCCTTTGATTTTTGTGCATCCTTCCTCGCCTCGTCGCGCTCTTTAATAGCTCGCAATGTTCCTAAAGCAATTTCCCTTCTTTCTTGTGGTATTGCCATCACTTCGATGAGTGCTAAACACTTAAGCTCCTCTGTATCTGGTTGTTCACTCATTTTTCATCCTCCAATGCTTCTCTGGCAATCATCCCCATCTTTTCGCGATCCGCGTAAATATCTGTGCCATCAATAAATAAATCTTCAATTTTCATTAACGCATCCCTAGCCTCGTCGCGCTCACGCTTAAAATCTTCTATCAATAATGGTCGTTGTCTTATTAAATCGTCAACTTCTTCATTAAGTTTTTTGTTTTTATCAATCAACTCATCCCGTTCTTGGCAGAATCGTTCTGCCCGACATTCGGCTTGCACAATTTGAGATAAAGCATCGTCCCTCTCTTTCTCCAGCCTAGCCAACTCGCTAGTGGAGTGCAACTCCAGTGCAGTTAGCCTGTCAGCCAGTTGCTTTGCGTCCAAGTAGTCTGTTATAATTTCGTTCATGTATTTATAAAATGGGGTGTGAGGTTTTATGTAGTTACCTCACAGGGTCAAATGATAACCAGCACACATGGTTGCCGCTACAATCCCTTAAAATTAATTAGCGTTTGTTAGTTTGGATATTTGTTAAGTCCAAGTCCAAACATCAGCGATTTCTGGAAGTTCGTTATATACTGAACTTTCATTAGCACAAGCTGTTTCGATTGCTAATTCCATTGCTTGTCGTGCAATCCAACATTGGTCACCTTCATTTAACAAATTGCTTGTCCATACTGCCGCTAATAGTCTTTTGTCAGAACATATTTCTGCAAATATTTTCTTCATTTGATCAACATATTCATTAGCCATGCAATTGCTAAGTTGTTCAATCAATTCTTCTTTTTTTGATTCTTCTTTTGTCATAATATTTATTTATGGTCAGCGTTTTAAAAAATGTGGCTGTGGTTTTTGGGGTCACAGCCAACCCCCTTGTCCCCTGCTGATCGGGAGTTCCCAATCAAGCGAGGAAAGTGTTAGTTAAAACGGAATGTCATCTCCATCCGAATCCTTGGCCCGTGCTGGAGCAGATTTGGCCTTTGCAGGGGTTTTGGTTGCGCCTTGATCCTTTGGCTTGACTGACAAGCTAAAGAACTTTTTACCATCCTTCTTGGACTCCTTGATCCAACCATTGAGCCAGTAGTCAGTTCCCTCGATGTTGAGGGATCCGTTGTAGTCTGGGTGGGTGTCCAGTTCTTTGCGGTCATTCTTGAAGAGTGATCCGCGATTAGTGTTATCGTATTGGTCTGCCATATTATTGTTATAGTTAGTTTATATTATTGCATCGTTTTTGTGGTGTGATGCCACCAAGTCTGCATTTGTTTGCAGAAAGTGTAATGTTATGGTTAGTCGCTCCAGCAGTCATAGCTTCCTTCGTAGACATATCCATTTTCGTCCTTCGTCTCATTGAACGTGAACGATTGACCAAACATATCATGAGATCCGCAAATGGACTCGATGATTTCTTTGGACAGATAGGACTTGGAAGTGATGCGGAACTTTCCCCAGTCCCGTGTGCCTCGGTCATTGCGAGACTTGTCTGCCTCGACTGTGATTACGTTTAGTTGTTTCATTTGATATGGTGTATTTATTGGACTGACTCCACTACATCTAGGGT